GTGTGCTATAAATTTTAGTGTTTTCCATTCTATATTGATTTCTTTTACATTTATTTCTATGCTTTTAGTTGTGTATCGTTATTTCTTTGTTTTCTTGCATTATTTTCTGAGATTTTCTTGGGGTTCAATGTGGCGTTACAAGTTGGCGTATCGCATTTGTGGTAATGAACAGGCAGCTTATAAACTCCTGTTTAAACTCATAGGTGACGAAGTTGAGCGCCAGTATTTTCGGAACCCAGTGTTGACAACTTTTATTTGCTGGTTATCTGGTTATGCTTTAGCATCAACACTTATTGGAGTTTACTCCATGCTGTTTTCGAAGAATAAGTCGCGTCCCAATGTGAATTTCTTCAGTTTTAATGCTGTGGATAAAGATGAGACCCCTCCTCCTGCTGAACCACAGAGTAGTGAGGGTGTTGTCCCAGTAAGCAATGCTGTTGAAAAACCTACATTTTATTATCAAGATCCGTATAAAACAACGTCAGCTGATATTTCTCAAGTGTCACGCTGTACACAGGGCACTATTCTTGAAGATAAACTTAAAGGTGCTGTTGCTCGTTTCTTTTTTCGTTTTGATAATCGTGATACAGTTGTATGCACCACAGCACTTAACATCAAAGGAACATTCTGGTTGGTAAATAAACATTGTTTTCGAGATGTTTCAGGTACTCTCGACATTGTCAGAGAACCTGTTTCACAAAATGTTTCACGCAATATCAAATCCATGAAATTTGATAAGAATGATGTTTACTTGCACCCGCATTTGGATGCTGCTGTTATGAATATTCGTTGTTTACCACCAGGCTGTGATCTTATTAAGTATTTCGCTCCTGAGGCACCATTGCAAGGTTCTTATGTTGGGAGATATACTCTAATCAGTAAGAATGGAGATATCAGTACATCGATGGTGCAGGGCATTAAATATGTGACATGTCCTTTCTTTGGCACTCCTGCATACCAAGGGCATGTAAATACCCCCACTGCTGTTGGAGACTGTGGGTCACCACTCATGGCTCTCCTGGGTAATAATGTCAAAGTTATACTCGGGATTCATCAGTGTGGAGACGGTAAAGCTCGTGTTGTATCGTCACATTTGTCCCAGAAAGATCTTATGGGTATGTGTCATCCATTTGGACCACAAGCTGATTGTGGATCATTGCCCATTAGTGCTCCTGGGTATGAACGAACCTTGGTTTCCATTCATCCAAAATCTTGTCTGAGATTTCTTGATCATGGTACCGTTTCTGTCATTGGGGGCTTTTCGGGTTATCGACCCAAGCACAAGTCCAAAGTTGATAAAACTTATATTTGTGATTACGTGACGGAACGTGGATACAAAGCCGATTTTGGACCACCTGATATGTCCTGGAAACCATGGCATTTGGCTATCAAAGATATGTCTACACCGTGCTTCTCATTTAATAATTCAATTATTGATGAGTGTGCGGATAGCTTCTTTGAGGATATTATCTCCTCGTTGGGAGATAAATTGGATCAATTGCAAGTATATACACAGGATGTAGCACTGAATGGTGTCGATGGAGTAACTTATGTTGATAGACTCAACACTAGTACCAGTGCTGGTAACCCCTTCAAGAAATCCAAGAAACATTTCATTGAATTTGATGAAAATAATAAAATTGTTAAATTGGATGATTTAATCCAGAATCGAATCAATGATGTTTGTGCCGCATATGATCAAGG